CACCGTATCGCCGTGGCCGCATGAGGTTTCAAGAGTTGCCGGGGGCTCGCGCCCTCGGCTGGTGTGTATTGCAGCCGTTCCAGCCGCAAAGTCCTAACGCCAGTGGGGTGTCAGGCTGCTTCGGTGTTGTCTGCGACGGCCTCCGGTTCCGGGTGGAGGTCGTATTCGGCGTCTGGCGGGCACTCGCCGTACAGGGTGTCCAGCGCGGTCTGGAGCGCCGGGCCGACTTCGCCGCCGTGCTTCTTGATGTTGGCGACCACGCTGTCAGCCTTCGCACGGGCGAACGCACGGGTCTTCTTGACCTGCACGGTCAGTGCTTCGACGCGCTCGAGCGCGGTATCCGGTTGGTTGTCCTTGTCCATGACGGTTCCTTCTGGGTTGTGGGCCTACTGGCCCGGTGGTTGAGTTGGCATGTTGTCGCTGGTGCGTAGGGTTTCACTCCCTGCGCCCGGACCTTGTAGCGCCGACTGCGGCTGTGCCGGGTGCGGCGGGAAGACTGGGTCAGTATTGGCCTCGCCACCGGCTGGTGCGCCGGCTCCGCTGGCCGTTGGGTTCAGGCGCACATGCTCGGCGGCCTGCGCCTCTGGCGTGACTTGCCCGGCCGCGGCGCTCGCCGGCTGCGGGAAGTTCGGGTCCATCCCGGCCGGCGTCGGCGTCTGGTAGCCGGCCAGCATCGCAACGCTGTCGGCCACGGGCGCAATCGCCGGGTTCATGGTGATGGCCGCGGCAGTCTGGTTGCTGGCGTACAAGGCGTTCACGTTCGTCTCGAATGCCTTGGCGACGATGGCCGTGATTTCCGCCTGCACCTTCTCGGGGTTGTACTTCGCCATCAGCTCATGCACCTTGAGGTCGCGCATGTCTGCCGTGCGGCTGTCCGCGACCGCCTTGGCAATGCGCTGCTCAATGGCCTCCGGGCTCTCCTGCTGCGCCGCATCTCGCACGGCCTTGATGATGTCCTCGCGCGTGTCGGTCGGAAGATCCATGAGCGCGACCAGATAGGGCATCGCAACCGCCTGGAACTGCGGGGGCATCGACTTGAATGCCTCGGACATGGCCGAAAGCTGCTGCGCGCGGTAGCTGCTGGTCGACGGCACGTCGTTGATTTCCACCTTGAGCATCGCCCGCTCGATGTCGTTGTCCAGATACTGCACGCCGGTCGCCGGATCTTGCGCCGGCACGTTGATGTTCACCGGCTGGTCGGGCTTGAGCCCCATGTGTTTGACCACGACCGTCTTGGGCTTGCCGGCCATATCTTCGATGATGAGCGACAGAAGTAGCTCGCCAACCTCCGCACGGGCCTCGTTGAAGTTGTCATTGAGGTCGGCCAGCGCCTGCGTGCCCTGCTCGGTCTGCTGGCTCTCCTGCACGCCGCTCGTCGCTGTCCCGGTGCTGCCCTGGAGGGCTGGCGTGATGCCCGACGTCCGCTGGATGCTGGCGCGGCTGTCCGTGAGCAACTGGAATTGCTGCTGCGTCAGTTCAAAGTCGCGTTCCACCTTGAACACGGCGCCCGGCGTAGCCATGTGCTGCGCGTTCAGCTTGATGTCGGCGTCCGGCCGCGCAACCTCCTGGCGCAGCTTGTTGTCCGTCATGTCGACCGCGCCAGTCGTGCGGGTGGTGCGCACGGCGGCCAGACCCCAACGCAGTTTCGAGTTGGTCGCGTTGACGTTGTCCTGCGCGTACATCATCCCTCGCACCAGCGCATACGGGCGCATCGTGCGGTCCTCGCGCTTGCCCCAGAAGGGCACATAGGGGAACTTCTGGTGCTTGTACGGCGTCGGCTCGTCCTTGAGGCAGTGCGGCCCCATCCAGATCCCGCAGCGCATCTTCGGGACGATGGCTTCCTCGGCCTGTAGCTGGCCGCTGGCAATGCCGATGACGTGCATCGCGTTGCCGGGGTCGTACTCGACCACGCGGCCATCCGGCGACTTGATGATCTTGACCCGCGACCAGCGCCGATACCAGACTTCAAACAGGCACACGCGCTTGCCGATGCTGTCGCGCCACTGCATTTCCTCGATTGACCAGCCGAGTTGATTGCTGAAACTGGTGCGCATGCCGTCGCCCGACCATTGGCCGGTGGTCAGGTCCGTGCTGGTGCCGCCGTCGAGCCCCGACATGGGGTCGTAGCCGCTCCAGCCGCCCATGCAGTTCGCAATCAAGTCCTTCGCGTCGGGGAACATCAGCTTGACCTGCTGCACGGCGGTCCAGCGGCGGCGCACCAGATAGCGGGCGTCCTTGAGGTCCGGCTCCTTCGCCAGCCAGTCCCACCAGATTTCATTGCGGTGGACGGTCTGGCACCGATACGGGTACTCGAATGGGTTCGGGTTGCGGCTGACTTCCACCCAACCCACACCCACGCAGATTTGCGTGCGGTAGGCCTCGGAGCACGCGCGGTCGGCCTTGGCCTTGCGCTCGGCTTGGTTCAGTTCAAAGCCCATCGCCTTCGCCAAGTCGTCGCCGGTCACGTCGCTGTTGGGCGTGACACGCCAGTCGGCCCGGTTCTTCGTCTCGAGCCCGAGCACGGCGTCGATGGCCGGGCCAATCAAGGGCTCGATGGCCGGCGGCATGCCAATCTCGCGTTGCCGGCGAATGATGTCGGCCGACAACTGGTTGCCGTCGACGTACTCCATCTCCCGGTCAGCCTGCGACCGCCATGCCGGCTGGTCGTCAAGCTCGAGGAAGATGTCCGTGAACTCTGGCAGGGACAGCGGGCCTACACCTTCCTCGGCCTTGGCGTCGAAGCGGGCCGACATCATCGCGTCGCCGTTCTCGCCCTCGTCGTAGTCGTCATCCCAGTCGCCGGCACTCAAATGCACGGGTCGCTCGTTGAGCGGCTTCAAAAACATGGACATGGCGTGCTCTCGGTTATGCAAGGCGCCAGTCGGGCGCCTCGCGTTCTTCGTCCTGGCCCATTGCGACCGCCAGCGGGATGTCGGACACAAACGTCATGGCGACCGCGTCGGCCCGGTCGGGGCTGCGGCCGATGGCCTTCTTGATTTCGTCTTTCTCAAGGATCTGGATGGCCGTGAACTTGCCATTGGTCACGATCTTGTACCGGATGGCGCATAGCTCGGCCAAGAGGTCACTGTCCGGCGGCAGGGCGATAGGGTTGTCCGCGGTCGGGTCCAGCGCCTCGCGGAAGGCCCAGTACATCTCGGCTCGCTTGTTGCGCATGCGCAGCGTGCCCGTGCGGTCGGTGATGCCGCTTGTGTTGCTGCCCACGACTGGCACGCACAGCACGCGCAGACCCTTGAGGAAGTCGTAGGCGCTGCCACCGACCCCGATGGTGTCGATTGCCACGGGTGCGCCGTTGCGAATCAAGGGGATGGCGAATGCCGCCGCCTTGGGGCCATCGGTGGTGATGACGCCGGGACACAGCTTCAATTCGTCGAACCATGTGCCGTGCCGGCGCGCGGCCACGGTGTTGTCGATGCCGCCGCGGGCAATGTCCAGTCCCATCGCGGTCATCGGACCCTTGGCGTCGCGCTTCACCCATCGGGCCTGCGCCGCCTTGACCCATTCCGAGGGCAGTAGCTGCCATGCAGGATCGGCCGTGCCGGCGTTGAAGTCTCCGCGCAGCATCTGGGACCGCAAGGGCTCTGGCAGCGCCTGGAGCGTCGCCTTGTAGCCCGTGAGCGCCAGATAGAGATTGTCGTCGACGCTCGACCGGATGAACGTGCGGCTCTTGCTCGCCATCATCTCGCCGTTGCCAATGTCGAACTGGCCGGCGCCGGGCACTTCCATGTCCTTGCCTTCGTGGTCGGTCACGAACCAGCGCAGTTCGCCGGGCTTGGCCGGGTTCGGGTGTAGCGGATCCAGCCACGGCGCCCAATACTTGATGACCCATTGCCCTTCGCTGCTGGTCGGAGGGTTGCCGGCGCAGATGACCCGTTGCCGGATGGCCGGGTTGTCCGTGCGCATCCAGCCGATAAGCGTGCGGAACTGGGATTCAAGGAAGTGGGTGATTTCGTCGAAGGCCTTGAGGTCGTGCGGCCGACCTTGGTACTTCGTCCAGTCGCCCGGATCCTTGACGCTGCCGAACTCCAGCACGCGCTTGTCGGGCAGGTGCCAAATGTCGTCCTGGCCGTTGTAGCCGGTGCGCGAGCCCATGATTGTCATGGTGCGCTCGACGATGCCGACCAGTTGCACGGCCTCGCGGCGGAAGATGATGCTGTGCTGCTGCGTCGTGAGCGCGGCGCCAATCAGTAGGTCAGTCTTGCCGCCGCCGGCCTGACCGCCGTAGAAGATGATGTCGGCCGGGCTATTCAGCGCCTCCGACTGCGGGCCAACCTGGGGAAGCCACACAGGCATGCCCTCGACGGCCAGCCGGTCGAACTCCAGCCGCTCGGCCGGCGACATGAAGGGCAGGTACTCGGCCACGACGGCCGGGTCGTGGATGTCAGGTGGCAGCATCGGTGACGACTGGTGGCTCGGCCAGTTGGGCGTCGGCCTTGCGCTTGATTGCCATCTGGAGGATGGCGGTAAGGCGCGCGGCACGCTCGGCGGCGGTCAGCACGCGGCCGGCGGCGCTCTCGGCCTCGGCGGTCTG